AGACCAACTCCCATTGTAGTGAGCCAGACTACGGTCTCGCTCCCTCTAGGTACCCACCCGCAAGTGGGCTCGGGGCAGGTTCGTTCGCCCCTCGGCTATGCCACATTCCATGTGGTGGCATCCCCGCAAATAGCAACAGCACAGGAAGTGCCACGTCGACAAAGTTATGACGCAGAAAATGTTGTGATGCAGGATGCAGAGGCAGAAGAAGATGATGTGTTACCACCCATCTTAAATTTTCAACTTTTTGGATTTATGCCCAATGGTCGTGTTGGTTTCCTCGTGTTATTATCGCTGATGAGCGTAGTAGCAGGAGAAGATTCCGCTGTGACAACGGCATTAGCTTTCCAGACGTATGTTTGGAGTTCATGCTTGGCGTTGATTACATTAGGAATTTGTTACCTTCTGTATGCAGTAGCTTGGAACATAGTTAATATGCACAAAATATTACTTTTTGTAAGACGTGAATACCTTACAGGTAAAAAGTTTGTGCGTTCTGAGTATCGGAGTGCAAAGAAGGAATTGCGGAAAGAGTTTAAAGAGGTTAGAACCGCTTTGAGAAAGGAGTTTGGAACTCTTAAGAAAGCAGGAAAAGCTTATTTCGCATGGCAGAAGCAGGCACATATGATAAATAGTATCATTGGAGGCGTGGGCACTTTTGTGTCAATCATTGGACTCTTTAAGAGCAATGAAGTTACGTTAGCCCCAATGCGTACCCAAGGTTTACGCACCACTGTTAATAAGGGTGGGATGTTTGTTACTGGGTTATTGTCATTATGCCTAATTTTCTTGGCACCGATCATGGGAGCTGAGAGAATATTGAAGAAGTTGCGTCCAATTATAGATTTGTTGAAGCATCTTCCATATGCCACATGGCTTAGTTCATGGCTCTATCGTTGGTGGAATGGAGACGTCGATTTTGATGATCTGCCACAAGACGGTGATGAGCTTAAGGAGCATCTCAAAGGTTTAAATGATGAAGATGAAATCTTAGAAGGACTCGATGAAATAGCTGTGGCCAGAGATAAGATGGAGGAATTAAAAGTTAAAGAGAACAAGAAATTACGCAAGTTAGCAAGTTGGGTAGTTACACAAGAAAGTGAAGAGTTATACCTAATTAAACGTATATCAAAGAAGAGTACAACACCAGTGTCGAGTGACAAGTTGTTGGAAATGTTTGGTGTAATGTGGAAAAGTTCTCCTAGGCCCATTATTTTTGGAGCTTTTGTTTTTAAGGATTTTGAACAATTTCAGGCTGCTATAGAAAAGGGCCATAGTCCTGATTCAGATCATGAGTCAGAGGATGAAATTGATGGTAGTTTTATTCCCAATCCTTATAAACCAAAGAAGCCAGCATTTGTTGAAAAGCAAAAGTTGGCGAGTAGTACACGAACTAGTACATTATCAAATCCTGAGGATATTTTGGATGAAGTTGAAAGAGATTATTTTGATGATGATGATGATCATAGTGATGATGTTATTGCCCTTTCTCTGCAAAGTAAGGAAAAACACTTAGAAAAGGAGTTTGAAAAAGCAGATAGAAAGAGAGGAACTGGAATGTTTCCTGGGCAAGGTCAAAGTTTGAATGCGCGCGATGTACAAGGTTTGGATTTACACCCGCAGTCGGGTGGCATTGGCCATTGGTATGAACGTTCTGTTCAGCAATTGGGTTTGTTTCAAGCTTGGTTTTGGAACCAGTTTGATTTAAACCCAAACCATAGGCCTGAAGGGGAGATCATGGATGATACTCTCATGCCGGAAAAAGAAACACCTGCTGAGATGTGGAGTTTATTAAAACATCGGTATCAGCAAGGGCGTCTTTGGCAACACCTTAAATGGCGTGCAAAAGTAACCTTTAATCGTCATAAGAGATTGTCGTGTATTGCGATTGCGTTAGGAGTTATCGTGGTGTGTTACGTTACAGGAGCATATAAATTTGCGCAGGAGATGTCTGAGAGGCAACGCGCGAAAGCTCGAGCTACACACAAAAGTATAGCTGCAAAAGTGAAGAAACCAAAAGCAAAAGAGTTAAAACCTCAGAAAAGAGGAGGTCGTCGTACAAGAGCAGGTAAACCCAAGAAGTTTATGCAACCAAGTGGGGGTGCGGAGCCTGCAAATATACCAATTTATGAAGTTGGTTACGACCAAGAAGAGAAGGATCAGGAAAATTATTATGAACCTGAGGAAGATACTTTTGGTGAAGAGTATGAAGAGTATGATGAGTATGAACCCCGTGAGCGTTACGAAGATGACGATAGGAGAAGTGACCGTGTAGAAGGCTGGGATGATGATACCCGTCGCCGAGGAGGTCATGATAGACGAGTGGAAAATCGAATTCGTGTGCGTGGGCAAGCTGTTGAGCTACCCCCAGTGGAGTCTGATGCAGGTTTACGTCGGGCTATTTACAATTCAAAGCACAGAAAAGTTTCATGCTCATCTGATGAATTGATTAAGTTCATTTCAGATGCTCAAGCAGCATATAAAACTCAAATGAGTGAGCCCCTTAAAATGCAGGCTTGGAATCCTTCCAAGTTGGCTGCTGGGGTTTATAAGATATTCTGTGGTGATAGGTACTTGTGTACTGGAACCCATGTTGGAAACAAGTTGTTTGTTGTTGTCCACAGTTTGTCTGAAGATATAACCAAAGAGTATAAAGCAGTTAATCACGTGCATACCCATAAATTGTTAGGTAAAGATATTGTCTTAGTAAATGCAGAAATTGCTTATTTTCCATTGCAGAATGCCGCATCCCCTTTTAAGGCACATAATATGAAAGTAATGGAAAATGCTAGTATTGTCACAGTATTTGGATTCGGAAATGGATCAAGTGATCAACCTGACTCGATTGTCGGTTTTGCTAGCCCTTTGGGTTGGTGTAATGCCCCAACACGTGATGGAGATTGTACTTCCCCAGTGTTGGATGTTAACGGTAATGTTGTTGGCTTTTGGACTCATGGAAATGGACGTGATTTTGGTAGGTTTGAACCTGTTACAAAAGCAATGAAAGATGTTGCTGCACGTGGAGTTATTAGCCACACTGGGCTGGATTTTCAGTTAGCCCCCCACTCCCTTTAGACCTAATTGTGAGGCCGTTCTGGGAACGGTATCCTTCGCAATATTTGAAGACGAAGGATGGGGCGATGGCCTTTAGTGCAGAAGTTTTTGTTACAGATGAACATGATGCACATTTATCTGAAGATTATTTTCCAATTGTAGCGCAGATGAAAAGGTATCCGCGGTATACAAACAAGAGAATTATGGACCCACAACTTAAGTGTTTTGTGGATGAACAGAAGATAGAAATGTTGCCGGGTTGGGGTTTACCAAAGCCAAACCAAGGAGCAGCTTATAAATCTCTTGCGAAGTATGGAAAGGATGTGTTGCCCATGAGTGATCAGGAAGTTCAGGATATGAACATGGCCTGGCGATGGGTTGCGCGACAGTTTGGACCTTATATGAGAAATTCTCGAGTGGTTTCACTTGATGAAGCGATATCACGTTTGGATATGTCAACATCAACAGGAGCACCTTTCAACCTACAGTATCCAACAAAATTAGAATTGTTTGATAAAGACCCTTTATTAAAGGGCTGGTTGGAACAGGATTGGGAGTTGCTCGCTACGGATGAGGAGTGGACTTGTATTTGCACAAATTCTTTGAAAGAAGAGATGCGTCCACAGGAAAAGATTGATGAAAATTCGATACGCACGTTCACAGCAATGGCAATGGATAGTACAGTTCATGGAACTCGATTGTTTGTTGATATGAATGAGAAGATGTATGATTCTCATTTGCGAACTGCTTCAGCAGTTGGTATGAGTCCTCTCAAAGGAAATTGGGACCGCCTATATCGTAAATTGAAGAGATTTGAAAAAGGTTATGCATTAGATGAGAGTCAGTATGACTCCTCCCTGCGTTGTTATTTAATGTGGGGTTGCGCAGAATTTAGGTGGCAGATGTTGCGATCTGAGGATCAAACAACTGCTAATTTGATGCGCTTGCGGACTATATATCGAAATCTTATTAACACTTTGATTTTAACACCGGAGGGAGTTCTAGTTTATAAGAAAACTGGAAACCCATCAGGTTCCGTAAATACGATTTCTGATAATACCCTGATTTTGTATTGTCTTATGGCTTATGCCTGGATAAGAAATAGTAGGGGGAGAGAGTGTATGGAATCGTATGAAGCTTTTGAGGAGGAAACAGCAAAAGCTTTAGTTGGTGATGATAACACGTGGACTGTTTCAGATGAAGCCCATGAATTTTTCAATGCACATACCGTTATTAATACGTGGAAAACCTTAGGTGTAACAACAACAACGGATTCTATGGAACCACGTACACCTGAGGAACTAGATTTTCTGTCAGCTCAAACAGTTTTTCTGGATGGTGTTGCTGTTCCGTTGTATGCGCGAGCGAAATTGATGAATTCGCTATTATATGCGCCGTTGAAGAACATAACACCCGCGACCACGCTTGAAAGGACTGCAGCCATGTTAACAATTGGTTGGACAGATATTCCCTTTCGAAAATTTTGTAGAGAAGTGTTGGATTGGTTAGTAATTAAATATGACCCCATTCTCTATGACGACCCGCGTTGGATTTTGGCTAAATGTCAAATCCAAACAGATGCGATCTATTATCGCTTATTTACTGGGAGACGCATTCCAATGCGACCCCAAAGTTATCTGGAGCTAGAAGAAAGATCAATTAAGCCAGATAAAAGTCCTATGAATGGGGCTTTGCGTCGTCAGACCAAGGGACGAAACCCTCAGAAAACAAAGAAAAGACGAGCGACGAGGAGAGCTAGAAATGGTACGCCTAATGGGCCGAACCCAAATAGTTCTGCGTCGATTCGCCGTCCGAGAGCAAGAGTCCGTAATGGAACCTCGAGACGAAGAGCAGGAAGGAGACTTCGTGATGGAGTAATTCCAGGTATGGTGGGTGCAACAGCGACTTCAAGGTTGAATGCACGCTCTTGTACTATTGTGGAAGATGAGTACGTAGCCGAAGTTACAAGTGCTGCTACAGGGGCAAACTTTGGCAATACACCGTATCCAATTAATCCAGGGCAATCAGCTCTGTTTCCATGGTTGTCTAAACAGGCACCGCAATGGGAAAAGTATCACTTCAATCAATTGGAGTTTTATTATAAACCAGAAGTTTCGCAGTTTGCAACTGCAGGAACAACAGGGAAGGTCATTTTTATGGTGAATTATGATGCCAGTAATGGCCCTCCAACAACAAAACAGGCTATGGAGGATACAATGCCCCATACTGATTGCATGCCGCATCAAGCTATGCGCATGCCTTTGAGTTCACGTACAATTCATGCGTTGTATCCAACATTGTATGTACGTCCGGCCGGTTTACCTGGTGCCTCAGATATTAAAACCTACGATGCTGGTAACTTAAATGTTGCAACCGTAGGTATTGCAGCTAATGCAACAAAATTAGGAGAGTTGAGAGTTAGATATTCTGTTACTTTCTCAGTTCCCGTTTTGGATACGTCTGATGGTGCCCCTGCCAACAATAATTTTGCTTCTTATACGACTGTTAATCAGTCGACAGGAGCAAATCCGCTTAATTTACCGTTAACAACAGGAACTGTTATCCAGGATGGTTTAGGATTAACAGCGCAGGCGGGGGGTGCTTCTATGATAGCACCAGTTGGTAATTATGTTGTTCAGTATTTCTCCACTCTCACCACGTCTGGAGGTTTATCCCCAGCAACCTTCCAATATTTTATTGGGGCAGTTGCACAAAATGCAGCTTGGGCAATAGATGTTACTACAACATCACCATTGTTTTTCTGGCAATCGGATGGAACAGCTGCAACAGCTATTTCTCTGAAATTAACAGGCACAGGGACTGGAGATGTCGTCACGAATGTTGTTTCGGTGATGGCAGTATAATTTTGTAATTATTTTCTTTTGTAATTTAGAGTATGGAGCGTAAAACGCAACTCATTAAAATGTATAAATAATGGAACCGCTATTCCAGAGCGAAGGGGTGACTAAATGTAGGTCAAAACTACTACCCAAGTCGTGCCACCAAAAGGGAAGCACAATGTGAGTCTGAAAGTTCAGTTTTCGCCACTTTTACAATCGAAAAGATGGATGACTTAACCTTTAAATAGAAAAGAATAAGGCTTGGCCAGATGGAGCTCATAAGAATGAGGTCTGTTGGGCGTTTTGTTTGAATGTTGTACGCGACAATGTTCATGATTTGGAATAAAGACCAATGACTATTGACTTCAATATGAAGTATCAACCGGGTTATCGCTACCGATGAAAATTGCGAGAGAAGAGAAACTTTCGATCTAGAAAGAACTCCTCGGGTTAGAAGACATTTTAGTGTGTGCCCTGACTGGTGGAGTTCGCTGTAGTGTTGTAAGTGTTTTCTTGTGTGCCAAGAGCCGTTGTTGAGATTACTCCATCGTGCCCGTGCCCTTGAAAACCATGCATTCGCATTCCCCGGCCTCGTGCCTGACTAGATGTCCGATTGATTCACCTTCGAAGAAAGAAAT